TGGAAGACCTTCGCTGCTCAAGCCGATGGGCAACTCGTCGCCCCACTTCGCTGTTCCATCAGGCAGGCGATAAAGGGTCGCGGGCTTTTCCTCGATGCGCATGTACTCAGCGACGCGGACCTTGCCATTGCTGAGCCATGTGTGCGTCACGTCGTTCGTGCCCGCCATCAGCGAGGTGTCAGAGCCCTTCTGCGCCTTCGGGTAGTCGCGCTCGAAGTCTTCCTCGCTCAACTCTTCCGTGATGAAGCAGAAGCGCATGTCAGAGCCATCAGGCTCCGTCGAGGTGGGATCGATGTAGACGGTGAACGGATTGCGAATCCGCTTGAACTTGATCTCTTTGTCGAACGAATCCTCGCTGACGTATTCCGTGACAAGGCGGAAGAACCCAAAGCCGATTGCAGCAGCCGAGTTAACGGCCGTGTCATAGGCCACATCGGCATTCGAGTTGTACTCAATGTGCCGAATCAGCCCCTGGATGACCTCTGCCGTCTCTTCATCCGCTCCATCATCGACCGGGTGAACCTTGATGCTCGGCCGGTTCTGCCGCTGATCGTTCGTGACTTGATGCAGAAAAGCGGGCAGCTTGTTGATAGTCAGGCACGGGCGCGCTTCCACCTCACGCATGCGGCGCATCTCTTCCGGCCACTGCTGACCCGCACCGAAGCGCAGATCGTCAATCGCCTCGGTGCGGTTGTCCTTCTCCGCGTCAATGCACATCTGAAGGCGCTCGCGGCATTCCTTCAGCAGCGCTTCGTCGTCGGATAGGGTGGGTTCGTTCACATTGCCTCAACTACTGCCGCAATCGGCTTGAGAACGCGCGGAGTCGAGCCGACAGGCCGCGCCATCAGTTTTGGAAATTCCTGGAACACCTGGAAGCCGAAACGCGCGTACCACGCCTCAAGCTGCGCCGCGTCCATCTCGCTATCGCTGTACGGCTGAACATGGATCAGCAGCGCTAGGTGCAGCGCGTCAGCCTGCTCGCACAGGTCGCGCATGAGAGCCGTCGCAAGCCCTTGCCCGCGATCAGCCTTCGGCGTATAGACGCGGGAAACCTCTCGGATGCTCTCGCGCATTGACAGCGGGACTTGCACCGTCTTGGAGACCATGCAGGATGCCGAGCCCCGCGACTGCTGGCCCAGGAAAATGCTCATGTCGCGGTCGCAGTCCAAGTGCCCGCAGCCGTGCGGACGTACATCGTGGAGCCCAACGCGCCAGTGGCATTGACGGCCAGAGCACCCACGGGAGCGGTGAAAGTCGGGGCACCCGTCACGACGACCGGGTAAGCCGGACGCCAAGTCGTGCCATCCGAGCGCCACACAGAGCCACCGTTGCCGATGTCCGTGCAGTTCCACAGCGCCCCGGCCACGCCGAGCAGGGTCGTGTGTGCCTGCATCGCAGCGTAGGTGCCCACAGCCGGAGCCACGCAGATCGTGCGGCCAGCGCCAATGCGAACCTTCATCGTGCGGATGATGACGCCAGTCCCGAGAAAGTCGGTGTACTCCGTGAAGAACGGCGTCTCGTTGATCTTGGCGAGGCCTTGCTTTGCCATGTCAGCCCCTTAGCTCAACGGCTTCATGACGGAGCCGGAGCCCCATCGGAACGAGAACACACCAGGATCAACGCTTGTCTTGACCTTGACCGTCTGACGAATTTGCACCGAAGTGAACACAGTGCCCGGGTTGATCTGGAAGCGCGGGAAGCGCAGGCACCCCCAGAACCCGAAGTCACATGCGGCCTTGCTGGAGTCGGAGTATGTCATCGAGCCCATCTGGAATTGACCCATCGTGGAAAAGCCCGAAGCAATCGGCACAAAACCGCGACCGTCGCCGGTATCGCCTTCCAGCACGACTTCGATATAGGAGATTGATTCCTCGTTGAAGCCGTACACACCGCAGTGAATCCACGTATCGATGTCAACGCCCTGATTCGCGGCTAGGTTCAGTTGCGTCTTGAGCGAGGTCGTTGAACCCGTGTACTGCTGCTGAAAGGCAGTCCCCACCAGGCCGACGTTGCCGTTCGACGTGACCGTGGTGATCCAGTCCGAGCCACCATCAGGGTTCACGACGATTGCATTGACTGCGGTCATGCCGTTGGCCGCTGAAACTGTGGTGCCCCATCCGGTCGGCACCGAGCCCGTGTTTGCCACCGTGCCGAACAGCGCGCCTTCGAGCAGGTTCTGAACCTTCTTCCCGGCTACATCCGCTGTGGTAGCCGCAAAGACGTTTGCCGAAGGACCGCCCGCTTCCGCCAGGCGATACGGGAAATCCTGCGACATCACCGCGGCAGCGGTCGAGGCCCATACCTGCGACCCGCCCCAGACGTTGTGAACTCCGTCGTCGGCCTTGGTGTGGTACGGGCTGTACGAGTTCGTGATGTCGACGGTGGTCGTGCCCCCGTAGTTGACGAGCTCGGCGGCGAACACCGGCAGCACCCGCACGTAGGGGTACTTCTTGGGCAGGTCATCCATCGCCATGATGACGCGCGCCGCGACGGTGAAGGCCGCCGTGGTAGATGTCACCTTCGGGCTAATGCCGTTTTCGTTCGTGACGGTCGGCGGCTGCATCACGTACACGATGCGGGCAAACTTTCGGCAATACTGGATCAGCGTTTCAAGGTCGCTCATCACCTGCGCGGCCGAGGTCAAGCCGTCAGACAGTGAATTGCCGATGATCCCGCCGCCGATGATGATGGCCCCCACGCGGCCATAGGACGCGATCTGCGCTTGCCGGTATGGATCATTCCATCGGGCGACGTTCGTCGAGCCTGTTGCATTCGTGATGCAGCGGATTCGTCCTCCCATCGCAGTCTGGAGCATCGAAGGCCAGCCCGCAGCGGTAGACCAGTGCTGCAACAGGTGAACGTCAATGCCCGAGCCCGTCACCGCGCCGAGCGCCTTGTCCGAGACCATCAGCCCGTCTTGAATGCGTGCAGTGATCCGCGTAGTGCCAGACTCAACCGCTTGCGAAACAACCTTGAAGCGGCCTTCAATTTCCGGGTATCGCGCCGCAGCAACCCGGATCAGATCGCCCACGTTGACAGTCACAGTCGTCGTCGTGCGGAACGAACACAGCCCCGAAATCATCGAGTAGGTCGTCGCGTCCACCGACTGCATCGGGTTCGCCCGCGCCGTGGTCGAGGCGTCAATCGCCAGCACATCCTCGCTTGCGGTAGACAGCGCTTCGCCGTCCTGCGCCACTGCGGTATTGGACGAGATACACCAGTAGGGCAGTCCATCCACCAGAATGCGATTGCCTGCGGGAAGGCTGCTAGTGCTGGCCGCGAATGCGAACGTGGCCTGCGTGTAGTTCTGCGCCGTGTCGTATGGTGCGCTCGATGCCGCAACAGAGTTGACCAGCGTGGCCTTGCCTTGAGCCACAAGCGCCGAAGCGTAGTCGTTGGGGAGCGAGCAAGTCGTGCCGATGCTTTGCGCCTGCCCGTACTCGTTCGTCACCCCGCTTGCGGTGATCCTGACGTTTGTGGTCATCCCATCCAACCTGAAGGTTGATACGCGCGAACAGGGCGCGGTTTGACATTGCGCGGCGTTCGGATGAATTCGAGCCCTCGCCCGATCAAACCGAACACGTCCACCGCGTCGTCGTGTTTGCCTGCGGGGAAGCGGAGCAACTGGCCCAACACTTCACCCTTCCATGCGGCATTCTTCGGAAAGAATACCTTGCCCATGCTTGCCATCGCCTGTATTGAGCGAGCCCGCGCAGGCTTGTCATTCACGCTTGACAGCCATTCGACGCGGCAGAAAGCGTTCCGCTGCGTCATGCGGCTCATCATGAAAGGCTCGATTGACCGGCGAATTGGGCCAGCCTCACCGAACCAGCACTCAGGCTTGTGCTTGATGACGAGATCGCATTTCGACTCGATCCACACATCCGAAGCCGTCTGCCCGCGCCACCAATCAAGCACGTAAACGTTCTTATTGAAGTCGACGCCAAAGACGCCGTGCTCTGTCCAGTCGCCGCCGCCATCCGTCACCGCGTAGTCGCTGGCCCCGTACACAGCGAGCTTGTCAGGCAGTTCCTCGTAGTCTGTGAACCACCCGGCTTTGAAGTAGTCGCCGTCGTCAGGAATCGGATTCTGCTGATACAAGGCGTTCCAATCCCGCGCAGGAAGCACCGAGCGGATCTGCTCAAGCCGGTCTAGCGCGTACCACTCAGGCCACAGCGCCTCGCCCTTGGTGTTGATCGCAGGCAGCGAGAGCACATCCCACTCATCACCGCCCGTCTCCTGCTCCGCCAACAACCGGCCCGACAAGTCGTCGTCGTGCCAGCGCGTATTGATGACAATGATCGCGCCGCCTGGCATCAGGCGCGTGTAGGCGGTCGAGGTGTACCAATCCCACACCGACTTGCGTTTAAGCTCGCTGTCGGCTTCCTGGCGGTCTTTGAAGGGATCGTCAATCAGCAGCACGTCAGCACCGCGACCCGTGATCGCAGTTCCCACACCGGCTGCGACGTACATGCCGCCGTCATCCGTGTGCCATCGGTTCGCAGCTTTGGAGTCCTGTGCCAACTGAGCTTTGAACAACTTGCCATATTCAGGGCTTGCGACGATGTTGCGCACCTCGCGCCCGAAGTCGTTCGCCAGGTCGCTGTTGTAACTTGCCGCGATGATCTGCCCCTGCGGCTTCTGCCCGAGATACCACGCCGGGAACCGCCTGGAAGCTAGCTCAGACTTGCCGTGCCGAGGCGGCATGCAGATCATCAGCCGTTTGATCTCGCCCCGAGCCACTG